AAGTGGCTAGTACTTCGAGACCATCTGACTCTTAAATGTGTGACCTAGTAAACCTAGAGACGAACGTCCCTAGGAAAAACCTAGACCAACACAAGTGTGTCAATTCGTCTCACGTGTTGTCATACACGCACTATCCGGCCACCGGATAGATTTCTATATACTGCCTAACGTACAAGTATATAGCATCGCTTTGATCTTAATTAGTAGCCAAGATCAATAAAAAGCCTACAAACCCTCTAGTTAAACTCAGCAAGAGGATAACTATAAAGGATAGGAGCACCAGTGAAGAACATAAGAGTAAAATCTTCACCCACCGCGTCCCACTGCTGATAAATACTCTGAACAGGCTGAGACCCAAAGTTAGGGTTCGCCGGATCAGCAGTAGCAGTAGTCGTGACGACATGGTGCGAGTTTGTGGGGAGCGACTGCGCGCGAACATTGCGCGCACCGCGGAAGCGGGTGTCCGCATAAAACGGAAGTTCCACTTCGATGGTGTTGTTAACACCGATATTGGTTGCTGACGCACCAGCACCACTACCGGGGCAAGTCCGAAGAGTTGCCCACTTGGTGAGGTTGGCAGCGCTATTAACGACGAAATTCTTAATCGCTCGCGAATAGCTTCCATTATCGATACCGACAAATTCATCTCGGTACAAGGTCGGATTAGATCCAGACCTCGAGCTAAACAAATATTTCTTACGTCTAGCTCCCCTGACGCCCGCATAACAGGGACTCCACCAAGAGGCGAAGTCCTTACGGACAATGTTGAGTGGGGTGGTACCATCTACCTCACTCACGTCAATACCCTCAGGATCCCAACCAGATTGGTAAGGAGCATCCTTATTTAGCAGATTATCAATAGCTGCTACACCTTCGGCCGGAAGTTCCGTTACCCAGGTGCGGGTGTGACAATACCTCTTACACAACTCTCTAATAGTTGTGGGAGGATCTCCGTAGAAAACCGCATACGTATTATCGGACTCGTCATTCATCGACGCAATCGTCTGCAAAGCATTCGATCCAGTCGGACGGTCAGTGTCCGTATTAGTAGGGTTCTCAGTTCCCATGGTACCACTCTGCGACTTAAGCGTCACAGGCGTCTGTTGAGGGAAAACATGGAGAGAGTTGAGCTTTGAATTCGTAGGTGCGGCAAATTTAGCATCTTCGCACATCGAAACAAAAACATTAATGCTGATCGGTGCATCCTCAGCAGGACACACGAGATCATTCAAAACATCAACCTCCAGGATACCGTTAACCAGTCCCTGGGTAAGTGCGAGCCGGGTCTCACCATAATTGATGGGACCTTCCATCGTACCACATTGGAGGAAAGGCGCTGCCTGCGCCCAACCGACGACAATTTCAAAATCGTCTTCCTCTGCGATATCGATCACTCTGGAATAGTTGGTATTATACTCAACTGCGGCTCCATGACTATTCGGATCATACCGGATCAGCAGACGTCCCTTATGGAAATCAGACTTAACAATCTGAAACCTAAAACGCACTGAACCTTGCCAGTTATTAAAGCACTGAGCAAGCATAGCCATAGGTGTCGGATGAATTTCGGCATCCAACGTCGAAAACAACATGGGTGTTGCTCGACTATTCCAAAGAAGTGTATCGGGACCTTCATCCGGCGACCAATTGAAAGAAGTCAAATAAGACTCTCTCATAGCAATATCTAAAATGCCCATTTGGTCGACACCATCAAGTCCTGCGACTCTGGAATCAATTGTGATCTCCGCCTTACTATCAAGCGTAAGCTTGTGAACAGCATCAGCGGCGTCAACATTGGTAAAATTACCAGTGGGATTGGGCTTGAACAACTGAATGTCCGAGACCACGGAAGGGCGCGAGTATCCGAAAATCTTCGCAACCTCTCCCACTTTACCAGCGACCATTTGTGTAGCTAGAGCATAGGGCCTAATCAGCGGTAAATCCGCCAACACGCCTGCAGCCTTCGCCAACACAGCGGCGGGTTTGGAAATAATCCCAGACCCATACTCATCATTGGTTGTGATTGAGTTCGACTGGTTTTTCTGACTGAGTTTCTTACCTCCCTTCTTACCAGCCTGGGAAATAAGCGGAACTGTACTAGTAGGCATAGTAAGGACAACGTCCTCAGCCCACAAGTAAATCGTAACAGTAACGGGATCATCACCTCCATTTGCATGAAGAAGATTACCGAAAGACTTAATGGTAATTTCACCCATACTGTTATAGTCCTGATCAGTCAAGGAAAGATAGTTATCTTCCCAGAAGAAGGGCATACAAAGCTCTCCTCCAGTGTTCTTGGTCGGGTTCAAGAAGAAATGCGGCTTCTGAGAAGCAGCAATAAGATCAACATTTAGAAAGTTACGCTCCACTGTAATCTGGTCAATGCCAGATAGTGGATTGTAACTAGCCAGCGCACGGCCGTAGTGAAACTTAGTTCCACTAATAACCATCTTGCAATGCAATTTCATACGCAATAGCTCATAGTTCTTAATCTTATCCTGTACAAAAGGATTCTCAATAAACTCCTTCCATGGATTAAACTGGTAAAAGAGGGGTTGCGTGACAACCCAACTCTGAACCGACTGACGGATAGGACGAGCCAAAAACTCGCCTAGCTGAGAATTAGTAGCCTCAACTGCATCCATAGTGCTATCATAAGTTCCATGCACTTCAGTGGTCCAACCAGCATCCTGGTCAGCAAAAGCAGTAATCTGCTCCTGTGCCATAGGTGCCGACTCGGTCATCGTCAGTCCTGGCTCGCTATTAGTGGTGTCAGCAACTCCACTTTGCGAAACAAGGACGTCATCATTGAGGGATCGAACGAGTCTGTTTAATTCGCGGTTCTCCGCCTTTAGCTTATCACAATGGCTGTATTTACGAGCCAATGAGCACCTAAGCGTTTTATTCTCCTTCTTAAGAAATGCAATCTCATCATAAAGACCAGATACATCGAAGGAAGGAATGCGCCTCAAAGGAGCATCCCAATCGAAGTCTTTCCCGTTCTCAACGGAGGGTACTGTCTCACCAACTGTAGTCATTCTTTCAAATTTACTAAGGTCCATTTAAAAAATCCTCGTCCGCGCTAGCCTCATAGCACGTCGATTAATCCCTGTCTCGGATGACTAATCCTCCGGTAAAGACCGGTACCACACGAGGGTGGTGTCTACATTGCAGTTTTCCTTACTCGAACTAAAGCTCAGGATTCTCATATTCTAGTAGGTAACTACCTGCAACGGGATAACTTCAACTTAATGTGCATGTTCCTACGCACAGCTGACAATATTTTACGTCCTATCAGCGGGACGAAGCCGCGCAATTAAGCGCGGTTAGCAGTAAGCTGCTTCTCAAGATGGCGCCTGTGCGACCAATTCTTCTTGAAAAGCTTTGACTTCTCAGGTCCAGCAGGGAGTGCACGCAATTCAATGGCACGCTCCTTGTTCTTGTAAAGGGCAACATGCAGTTTAATCTGCTTAGCTGAATCCTTAACACAACCGGACTGAGAATCAAGTTCAAACTTACTACGGTACCAAGCAAGACGCTCATCATAACTGGGAAGGTCATTAACATAACCCATAATCCCGGTCTCACGAGCAACCTGCATCAACTGGTCCCGCTTTTCCTCATAAACCTCGCGGCCAAACTCAAAATACTTAAGAGCAGCATTGTTAATTGCTTCAGCGGAAGATTGCTCCTTGGACAAAACGTCACTCTCAAGATGAGTGTGCAACATCTTGGCCAGGGAACCCTCCTCACACGGACAACGATAAAGTCCGAGCTCGCCGTCAAAAACAGCAAAATGCTTGAGGAAACTCGCTTCAGAAAGATGAATGTACGGAACAGATTCCGCATCCTTCTCAGCCATGGTGTACTTAATGCCCATAGAGGCAAACACCTCAGCAATGCGAGTGTGATTGATATCAGAATAACCCTTCTTAACGGTCATGATATTATCATCTCCATAAGTCATAAGCGAAACAACCTCCCGAAACTGGGGGGTGCGCCACCAACCCTCTTCCTTGGCAATCGTGTAATATGCGTAACGCATGTACAACGAATTAACAAGAGAATTGATAATGACAGTAAGAGGATGACCAGAAGGATTGGAACCAAAAAACTGAACAATGGTTCCAAAATAATCGTACGTCGGGTAAGTAATCTCGGTAGCAATGCCACGCATGATCGTAAGATCACGCTCAGAGTAATTTCCACTCTTCTCAGCGATAGCAATGAGAATCTTGAAGGCGGCAAGCATAAAGCGAGCCGACATGCGAGCATCAAACTTGGCATAATCGCCAGCGATACCACGCTCCCAACCGTACTTGCCGATGTGCTCAAAAATATCCGTCCACTCAGGGGACTGTTGAACAACACCGACAGCACACTCGAACAACTTCTGATT